AGGGCTTCGCCGTGTCTACAAGGATCTAAGGTCTATGATTGGCCAGTTAACTCCGCTCGCTCGTGATTGGCCTGAGATCAAAAAGTGGTCCTCTCGACCACGCGGTCGTCGAAACTCCGCCCGGGTATAAATAGCCAGACGTAGCGACGTCTACGTCTTCCATTCTTTCTTCTCTAAAAATTACGATGCCAGCTCCACAACATCGTTACTTCTTATTAACGATACCACATAATGATTTCCTCCCCTGGCTCCCCCACGACGTCGCCTATATCCGCGGCCAACTCGAGAGCGGAAATGAGAACGGCTATTTGCACTGGCAACTACTTGCGATTTTTAAACGCAAGCTCACCGTCACGGCCGTCAAGCGAACGTTTGGTGATCGATCGCATGTTGAACCATCTCGATCAGCAGCAGCTGACGAATACGTCTGGAAAGAAGAAACCAGAGTTGCCGGGACGCAGTTCGAGCTTGGAGCTCGACCAGTACGCAGGAACGTGCAAACTGATTGGGATGCCGTGCGAGTATCTGCAAAACGTGGGGCACTCGACGGTATCAATCACTTGATACCTTTTTTACATTGGCTAGGTATATTATCTCCTGTTATTAGATATCCCGGCTGATATTTTCGTTCGCTGTTACGGCCAACTCCGAAAAATTGCTGAAGATTATGTTGAACCGGCTGCAATCGAGCGAGAAGTTTATTGTTACTGGGGCGATGCTGGCACCGGCAAATCCCGCCGTGCTTGGGCCGAAGCTGGACTGGACGCTTACCCTAAGTGTCCGCGCAGTAAATTTTGGTGCGGCTATCGAGGTCATGAACATGTTGTCATCGATGAATTTCGAGGTGGAATCGATGTCTCGCACTTTTTACGATGGCTGGATCGGTACCCAGTAATTGTCGACACCAAAGGTGGTGCCACCAGCCTTAAAGCACGCAAAATATGGATTACCAGCAATCTGCCGCCTGAAGAATGGTTCCCTGGCATCAACCAAGAAACACTTCAAGCTATCCGCCGCCGAATGACCATCATCCACTATCGACGAGGTTTAGAACCTAACCCTAACTAACCCTAACCTTAACTCTAACCTAACTTAATAGATATGTACATATTAGACCAGTTTATTCATAGTTTTTTAATTTTTTTTTATTATAATGCCAGCAGGGCGCCGTCCCAACGTCGTCTGAGACGTCGGACGTCTCAGACTCTGTTGTAGTGTTACAGTTATGATGTAGAAGTGGACCTGGAGATATAAAATCTATACAGTGACACCAGGCACATTCGTCACACTTGGCGCAGTCTGTGTAGACTTCTTTTCACTAATGTAGCATCCGATACGCAACTCATGATCGAATGCAACCGATATCTGAGACACTGCATCCGCAGCGGCTGCAAATATCTTCTTTTCCATAGCAAACAAACGTGTTTGCCCAATCCAAAACTGTGCAAATTGTACATTATATGCTTTACGCAAGCACAGCAAATTCACAAATTTGGAAAACGCCATTGTAACATCGCTCTTGATAGTACTGGTCTTAATGGTCGCCGGTTCGATCGACCAATTTCCATTCTTCTTACAGCCAATAAATTGGCTCTTCAATGGAATATCAGCATACATCTTCGTACCCACATCACTCGCAAGCGTAGTGGGTAAAATACCAAACTGACGAGCAGTCACAACAGCGCTCTTACCATCAACCGCTGGTTGACCATAATCACGGTAAACCGTGCCGTTCGAATTAAATTCATAAAACTTGCCGTCCAATGGTACATTGTCCACATCCGAATCGTCGTTATTTCCAGTACTGTTAATAGTACGATTCTGCATCTTCAGCACACTCTCACCATGTAGGTGTACTGTAACAGCGGTTAGATCCATCTCTGACTGAATCATCCGTGCAGTTGCCAACGTTCCAAACTCCACGTAATAACGTAGAGTAAGAAACTGATTCGGCAACAACTCGCCATTGTTAGCTGCAAACCATGTATCCATATCTGCAGCTAAAGTAACCAACGTACTTGCCGTCGTTACAATAAAATCTTTTGACAATACAAGCGTTCCATCGCGAAGCTTATATCTCAATTCAATAGTACTATTGTAATATTGTCCATCCAAAATTGGTTCTTCTTCATTCTTGATCCTTAGCCCTGCGTGCTGAAGCAAGCGTTTACACAATGCTTTCAGCATCGTGGTAAACGTAGTATCCCTAGGCAAAGTAGATTGTGCAAGATAACCAACTGGTCGAGTCGTAGTCATAACAGCACCGCATTGTAGATTCGTCACAAATCCTTTGTTGGCGATGGTATCGAACTTCGATCCTTTGTTTCCTTTGGGCTTTTTAATTCGACCTCCAGATCGATATGATTGTCCTTTCGCACGTGGCATCGACTTCTTCGAACCCTTAATAAGATTGCCAACAGCCCGAACGGTATCGTAAGCAGCAGCAGCAGCAGCGCCGGGTCCAGTTTGGGTAGCGATACTCCGGACAAGGGCGGCAATTCCATTACCGCGGCCACCACGTGTACGCTGCTTCTTGGCAGATCGTGGTGGTGTAGGCAACGCCGAACCACGGCGTTTCCGGTTAGGGGTTGGGGAATACGGAGGCATTTTGTTTTTTTAACTTAAACAAAACTGAAACTGAAACTTTTCGTCTCACTCCTATTTATGCCTGAAACGTAGCAGGTAGACTTTGATCCTTGTAGGTAATACTA